CGCCAAAGACAAGATGCGCGGCAAGGACCGCCGCATCATGAACGATGCGCTCGGTGACGGGTTCTACAAGTTCCTTTATGACGCCTGTGTCAACTTGTTGGTAGTCACCAAAGGTGCCTGCTACGTGTGCATGAGCTCATCCGAGTTGCACACACTGCAAAAAGCCTGGCTTGATGCGGGTGGCAAGTGGTCGACATTTGTGATCTGGGCCAAGAACACTTTCACGCTCGGTCGCGCCGACTACCAGCGCCAGTACGAGCCCATCCTCTACGGATGGAAGGACGGCGCTAAACACTTCTGGTGTGGCGACCGTGACCAGTCAGACATCTGGAATTACAACAAGCCTCGCGTGAACGACCTGCACCCGACGATGAAACCGGTGGAGTTGGTAGAGCGTGCGATTAAGAACTCATCGAAGACGCGTGACATCGTGATCGACTTGTTTGGCGGCTCTGGCACCACGCTCATTGCCTGCGAAAAAACCAATCGACAGGCACGACTCATGGAGATGGATCCCAAGTATGTGGACGTGATCGTCAAGCGCTGGGAGGACTTCACAGGACAGAAAGCCACCCGTGAATCGGATGGCTCTGCGTTTTCGGATCTTGCGCCGCAAGGTCAGTCTGTTTTGGATGTTGTGGGGAGCGAGCTGGAGGGTGAGACCCTGTAGACCCGCTCACCACCGCTCTCCTTGACGGAGTCGATGGTCAGGCCCAGTTTCATTTTCAAAGTCCCTGCCATGCATCCGCGCACCGTGTGCGCTTGCCAGCCTGTGGCCTCCACCATTTGCGGAAGGGTTGCACCTTCTGGGCGCTTCATCAAATCGATGAGCACCGACTGCTTGCTACCTTCGCGTTTGGATTTAACCGGCGGCTCAATGCCAATGGCCTTCAACCCTGCGGTGGTGATGGCAAAGCGGGTTGAACCCGCAGCGCCTTTGCTGTGTGGGCGGATCAGGCCTTCATTGCCAAGGCTGGTCAGCACCTTGATCAACGCACCACCTTTGAGGTTGGGCGGGAAGTCGGTCAACACATGCTGAGGATGACTGGCTGCTGCGTTGAGAAGCAAGGTTTGGCTGGGTGTGAGTTTCATGTTGATCTCCTGTATCAGTTTGGTTCGGTTGTTTGTTTGGATTGCTGGCCAGCCGTGAATGCAGCTTGCAGGGCTTCTTTGAGGCCCCAGACGCTGACTTCATGAAAGTCCAGTCGGTCGCTGTTACGTGTTGCCAGCGTGTCGATGTGCAGATGTTCTGCGGCGATTTGGTTGAGCAGACGCTCCAAAGTTTTGGCGTCCATCACTTGGCTCCCCCTACCTTGTGGATCTGGCGAGCGCGGTCAAAGCCGACCCACTCGCCTTGGGTGTCAAGGCCGCGTGAGGCCAGCTCTTCGCGGGCCAGCAGGTTGAGGTCAAGTTCGCCGCGTGCGGCGGCTGCCAGCACCTTGGTTAGTGCGATCTGGATGAACCCGACCTCATCGACGGTGAACTGTGTGGTGTAGGTCATTTGCAAAGCTCCTTGGGTTGTTGATGACGTTCCTATGAACGCTCTGATTCCCAGTGAAGCCAAGCTTTATCTGCATCATTTGCGATTAGTTTTTTGAAAGAGTTGGCAATAAGCCAATAACAAGCCGCCATGCCCCGCAGTGCTCCAACACCCTGCCGACATCCCGCCTGTGCGTTGGTGCTGGACAAACCGGGCTACTGCGATCAACACCGTACCCAAGTGCACCGGGACTACGGGCGAGCCAGGCGTGGCTTTGATGCCGAGGTGGGCTTCTACCAGTCAGTGCGCTGGCGTGAGGTACGTGCCGCCTTCCTGCGAGAACACCCGTTGTGTGTGGCTTGCAAGGCGACTGGACTGGTGGTGGCTGCCAAGGTTGCTGACCACATCAGGCCGCTCAAGGACGGCGGTGAGCGCTTTGATTGGGTGAACCTGCAAGGCCTTTGCGTCTCATGTCACAACCGAAAGACGGCGCGAGAGACCGCACGGCGCAGCTGACCCCCCCTAGGGGGTCTGAATCTCTACAGACGGCGGCCAAAGATGCGTGCGCCTGCCAAGATTTTTACGCGTGCAAATTGAAACCAAGGGGGGGTCCCCCAGAACGGAAGATTAATGGCCGGAAGAAAGCCGATCCCCACGGAGATCAAAAAGCTCAGGGGAACCCTGCAAAAGTGCAGGACCAACCCGCATGAGCCACAGCCTCAGGGGGATCTGGTTGCGCCGCCCGAGTACATGTCAGATGGTGCCAAGCAGGCCTGGCGTTATGCCATTGAGAGCGCGCCTGAACATTTACTGCGCAAACTCGATATGTCGGTGCTGGAAGTCTGGTCCTGCGCTGCGGATTTGTACCGTAAGGCTCAGATCGGCATTACCAAAACTGGCCTATTGATCAAAGCGCCGAACACCGGAGTGCCAATGCAGTCGCCGTACCTGGCCATTGCGAACAAGCAGGCGCAGATCATGACCAAGGCAGCGGTGGAGATGGGCTTTACGCCAGCGTCGCGTTCGCGCATCACACAGCCCACAGATACGCAGGTTGATCTGGATCCCTGGGCCGATATTGCAGGCTGAAGTCAGCTTGTTTTTGATCAGCTTTGAACCGTTTTTTGTTCCCAAGGCGATGGGGTGGACATTAGTTTTGCCAACTTGGGTTTGTCCACCGGTGGGGCATCTAAAAGCGCCATGAACTTTTGCATTTGTTCCTCGTCCATCGTGAGTCGCACTTGATCCAGGCAGTCCTGAGCCACAGCAGTTGAATTTATATCTGGTGTGCTGGTCATGAAAGTGGCCTTATGAAATAGTGAATTGGATCAAAGAGATTTGATCTCAGTGGTTGCTGACCCAGTTTTCAACATGCAGCCCGGCGTAGTTCACAAAGTCCGCTTCGTTGTTGGTGACCAGTGTCACCCCTAAAGCGACCGCATGGGATGCGATGAGTTTGTCAAGGGCATCGCGGTTGCGATCTTTGTAGGCTGCGCGAATGGGGCCATAGGCCTTGGCAGCTTGTGCATCAAAAGGCGCAACCATGATGTCGTCGAGCAAGCTTTCCAGAGCCAACCGGTTGGATTCCTGTGCCGCAGTGCTTGAGCACGCGATACCAAATTCAAGCTCAGCCAAAGTCACCGCAGAAATCACCACGTCCCCCACAAAGCACTGGGCGAATCGCTCGCGCACCTCAGGCGGCTGGTGCTTCATGAGGTAGATGCAGATGTTGGTGTCGAGCATGTACTTTGGATTCATAAAGCTTCGCGTTCGCCCTCGACGTTTTCGCCTCGGCCCTGGGCCATGAAGTCTGGTGAGAACTTGGCAAGTTTGCCCAGCACATCGCCCATGCGGCGCTGCGCCGGGCGGATGCGCAACTCGTCTCCTTGGCGCTCGATGACCAGATCAACGTCCCACGTGCTGTAGGCCAGTTCGGCCGGAATGCGAACGGCTTGGGAGTTGCCGTTCTTGAAAAGTTTGGTGTTGGCCATGGTGAACCCTATTTGGATGTACATGTACATCTTAACCCAAGAAGAAATGAATGTAAACACATGGATGTACAGGGTATGGGTCGGCAGCAAAGCTACGCAGCAGTCGCACGTCAGTATGCGCAGGCAGTCGTTGCCGGTGACATCCTGACCTGCAAATGGGTCCAGCGGGCATGCCAACGGCAGTTGAACGATCTGGCAAAGTTCAAGGGCAAGGCAAGTCCCTACCAGTTCAACCCAAAGCTCACCGACAAGGACGGGCGGGAATTCCATCCCGCCGACAACCTGTGCGCGTTTATTGAGCGCCTGCCCCACGTCAAAGGGCCGTTGGCAGGGGAAACGATCAAGTTGGAACCCTGGCAGGTGTTCATCCTGACCACGGTGTTTGGCTGGGTCAAGTCCGACGGCAACCGCCGCTTTCGGCGCTCGTATATCGAGGTGCCGCGCGGCAACGCAAAGTCGACACTGTCGTCTGCGCTTGCTTTGTATATGCTGGCTGCCGACGGTGAAGGCGGTGCCGAGGTGTATTCGCTGGCCACTACCCGCGACCAGGCGCGCATCGTGTTTGGCGATGCGCAGACCATGGCGCGCAGATCGCAGGGCTTTCGCAGCCGGTTTTCTGTCAACGTCGGTGCGCACAACATGAACGTGCTGCAGACCGGCTCCAAGTTTGAAGCGCTCTCGGCAGAGGGCTCAACCCTCGATGGTCTGAACATTCACTTCGGCTGCATTGATGAACTGCACGCCCATAAGACTCGCACCGTCTACGACGTTGTGGAGACCGGTACCGGCAAGCGAGACAACTCACTTCTGTGGGTGATCACCACCGCTGGCAGCAATCGCGCAGGCATTTGCTACGAGGTACGCACCTTTGTAACCCGACTGCTCGATGGCGTGTTTGAGGATGACAGCCAGTTTGGCATCGTCTACGGGCTGGATGACGGGGACGACTGGACCAGCGAAGACTCGCTGATGAAGGCCAACCCCAACTGGGGTATCTCTGTGCGCCCGGAAATCCTGGGACCGCTGCAGGCCAAGGCCATGCAGTTGCCCAGTGCGATGAACAACTTCAAGACCAAGCACTTGAACGAGTGGGTCAATGCTGACACCGCATGGATGGACATGCGCTCCTGGGACGCCTGTGCTGATCAGGACCTAGACATCGAGTCCTTTGTTGGCCAGCCCTGCTGGGTGGGCCTGGACTTGGCCAGCAAGACAGACATTGCGGCATTGGTGATTGTGTTTGCCCATCCCGACATTGCTGACGCATTCGTAGTCTTCGGCAAGTACTACCTGCCAGAGGACACGGTCAATGCCAACGGCAACAGTCAGTACCCGGGATGGATGCATACCGGACGCCTCACCGTGACGCCGGGCAATGTGA